TTAGGTTTATCAAGTCAAAATGCATTTACCTACGATAGTGATTTATTGAAGTTCAAAGGTGTAACAGCTTCAGGAACTACAAAAGGTTTCCACTTATCAACAAATGCATCAACAATTACAGGAACAACATATATCACAACTCCATATGATTTAGAAGGTCAATCTGACCCAACAAATAATAAATTAACAGATATTAACTATCGTAAGTTTACTTTTGCTGCATTTGGTGGTTTTGATGGTTGGGATATCTACAGAAATGTAAGAACAAATACAGACCAATATATTTTCAATACACACACATATATTTCAGGTAATACAAATAACGGTGGTGTATTTAGTTCTACAGTTGGAAATTCAGATTATTATGCATACTTAAAAGGTATTATGACATATCAAAACCCTGAGGCAGTAGATATTAACGTATTTGCAACACCGGGTATTGATTTCTTAAATCATAGTTCTCTTGTTACTCAATCAATCGACATGATTGAAAACGATAGAGCTGATTCGATTTATATAATTGGAGCACCAAATGAAACAGATGCATCAAATGTAGTTGATGATTTGGATTCAGTTTCAATTGATTCTAACTATTCTGCAACATATTGGCCTTGGATACAAATTAGAGATACAGATAACGCAACTCAATTATATATCCCACCTACAGGTGAAGTTGTTAAGAACATTGCCTTAACTGACAACGTATCTTATCCTTGGTTCGCAGTTGCGGGTTATTCAAGAGGTTTGGTAAATGCAATCAAAGCACAAAAGAAATTAACTTTAGACGAAAGAGATAATTTATATAAAAATAGAATCAACCCAATTGCTACTTTCTCTGATACAGGAACAATCATTTGGGGTAACAAAACTTTACAAGTTAGAGAGTCTGCATTAGACAGAATTAACGTAAGAAGATTGTTATTAAGAGCAAGGAAATTAATTTCCGCAGTTGCAGTACGTTTGTTATTTGAACAAAATGATGACCAAGTAAGACAAGAATTCTTAAGATTGGTAAATCCTATCTTAGAAGCAATCAAGAAAGAAAGAGGTTTATATGACTTCCGTGTAACTGTATCAAGTGCACCTGAAGATATAGACGCAAACACACTTAGAGGTAAAATCTATGTGAAACCAACTCGTTCTTTAGAATTCATTGATTTAGAGTTTGTTATCACTCCAACAGGAGCTTCATTTGAAAATATCTAATCTAAAAGGAGATATAAAAAAAGAGAAAGGAGGGTAGAAATACCTTCCTTTTTTTATTAAATGTTCCACGTGGAACATATTTTCCCAGTATACTGGTATATTCTGGAACCGGTTATTAAAGTATTTATATTATATATTATATTAAAGTAGTAAACTGGAACTGGTTATACTGGGTGACTGTAAAAAACTACGGAAAATTTTTGACAAAATCAAGTATTTCGTATAATATCTTAAAAAAAAATTATTTTCTAATATTGTTATATTTATAAGAAAGTAAATAATACAAAAAAAACTTAACTAATACAACATGGCAGATTTACTAATGAAAATGCCGGTTCCTTACGAACCGAAAAGAGTCAACCGATTTATACTAAGATTCCCATCATCTTTGGGTATCAACGAATGGTATGTACAATCGGCTGCAAGACCTAAAGCTAAAATTAACGTTACTCCAATTCCGTTTTTAAATACATCAACTTATGTTGCAGGTAGATTTGAGTGGGAAACTATGAACGTAGTATTCAGAGATCCAATTGGACCATCTGCAGCTCAAGCACTTATGGAATGGTTCCGTTTACATGCAGAATCTGTTACAGGTCGTATGGGTTATGCTGCTGGTTATAAGAAGGATGTAGAATTAGAATTATTAGACCCAACAGGTGTAGTAGTTGAAAAATGGATTTTACAAGGTACTTTCTTATCTGATTTGGATTTCCAAAACTTAGATTACTCAGACGATAAATTGGCTACTATCCAAGCTACTTTAAGAATGGATAGATGTATCTTAGTATACTAATATTATAATTTTAATTTATATGAACCGACATACCAGAAATGGGTGTCGGTTTTTTTATTGAAAAACTTTACTTTATCATAGTTATAGTATAAACTTATATTATGGAAGATTATAGAATAGACCCAACAATTGCATACGATGTAGTAGAATTACCAACTAAAGGAATTTACTATAAAAATAAAAAGAAATCAGTAAGAGTAGCTTATTTAACTGCAGCAGATGAAAATATTTTATCATCACAAAATTTAATTGCTTCAGGTAAAGTGGTTGATGAATTATTAAAAAGAAAAATTATTGATAAAGATTTATCCGTTGATGAAATTGTAGAAGAAGATAGACAAGCTGTTTTAATATTTTTAAGAAATACCGCTTTTGGATCAGAATACACATTAACTGCAAATGACCCAAAAACAAATGAACAATTTAGTGTAGACGTTGATTTAAGTCAACTTAAGGTTAAAGATTTTACATTAGAAGAAGATGTAAATGGTGAATATCCATTCTATATGGAAAAAAGTAAGGCTAACATTACTTTTCAGTTTTTAACAATGAAACAAGAAAAAGAAATTGATGAAATTAGAAAAAGTTGGAATGGTAATGGAGTTGCACCTGTTATTACAAAACAACTTGAATTTATGATTAAATCAGTTGGGGGTAATAAAGAACAAATGTCTATACGTCAATTCATTGAAAGTTTACCAATTAAAGACTCTCAAGATTTTAGAAAATACGTTGCAGAAAATAAACCAGGGTTAGATTTAACCCAAACAGTAACCACCCCATCAGGAGATAGTGTCCAAATTGAAATTGGATTTGGGGTTGAATTTTTTCGCCCTTTCTACGGATTATAAGAAAATTCAATTAGATGAGATTTTATTTTTAATTACCAGAGGTTTTACTTATGGTGATGTTTTAAGTATGCCGATATTTGTAAGGAGATATTATATCAACTTTCTAATTGAAAAACAATCAGAAAATAGTTAATTAATCTATTTATAGTTATGAATGAAGAATTAAGCAAACACGCTAAAAATAACGATTTCAATAGTTTTAAATTAGCTTACGAACCACTTTATCCAAATGGAAATGCTCAAACGGCATTTAATGCAATGAAAGCTGAATTGAGTAAATCAGGTTCTTCGAGATACGGTTCTACAGGTGATGCTATACAAAATGTAACAAGTGGTGATTATTTTACTAAGGCTGCTAATAGTACATTTGTAGGTAGATTAGGTGGAATGTTAAGTGATTTTACAAGAGGTTTAGCGAATGGTATAAATGGTATTATATCAACACAATTCGGAGCAAAAGAAGAACAAAATGCTGCAGGTTCAATTCTTAATGTTCTTGGTGAAGGAGGATTAAATCCTGCTAAATTAATTCAAAAAGGAGGTGCTGAGGTTATTCAAGCATTAAACACTGAATTAACAAATGAATCTAAATTATTAACTGAAATTAATTCTAAGACAGGTATTAGTGGTGAATTATCAAAAGGTTTACAGGACGATATGAAACAAGCTTCAATTGAGGCAAGTAAATATGGTATTACTATAAATGAACTTGGAGATTTTTATACTAGATTATCCGATAATTCAGGAAAATTTGCTTTAGTTAATAGGGGTATATTAGATTCTGCAGCACCTGTTGCAACTGTTTTAGGTAAGACTATGAGTGAAATGGCCGATATCATGTCACAATATGAAACAGTTGGTTTAGGTGTTGATAAAACAATTAAAGAATTAGATAATGCGGCAACAAGAACTATTGGTTTAGGTTTAAATGCGAGAACGGTTAGTAAAACTATGACAGAACAAATCGGTAGATTAAATGAATATGGTTTTCAAAATGGAATACAAGGTTTAGAAAGAATGTCCCAAAAGGCTGTTGAATTTAGAATGAGTATGGATCAAGTATTCAAATTAGCTGATAATGTTTTTACCCCTGAAAAGGCTATTGAATTATCTGCAAGTTTACAGGTATTAGGTGGTGCTATGGGTGATTTTAATGACCCAATCAAATTGATGTATATGGCAACAAATAATGTGGAAGGATTACAAGACGCATTAATTGGTGCCACACAAGGGTTAGCAACATATAATCAAGAACAAGGTAAATTTGAAATTACAGGTATCAATATAAGAAAGGCACATGAAATGGCTAATGCTTTAGGAGTTGATTATAAAGAACTTACAAAATCGGCAATAGCAGGTGCGGAAAGAATGTCTGCAACAAATGCTTTAATGGCTAACAGTATTACAAGTAATATGAATGACAAGGATAAGGAATTTCTTATCAATATGTCACGTATGGAAGGTGGTGAGATGAAAATAGTCGTTCCCGAATCTCTACAAAAAAGTTTTAATAATGTTACAGAAATTGCAATGGATAAACTTACAAGTTCACAAGTAACGCAATTGACAGAATATCAAAAACAATTTGAAAAAATGGATTCTAAAGCAATTGCTATGAGTCAATTAACTGAAACTCAAAAAATGGTAAGAGATTTGGATGTTGTGGCATCATATTATAGAGTTCAAACAGCACAATATCTTAGAGGTGCAGGTACTGCTTTCTTAAAGAGCGAACTTGGAAAAAGTATGCAAAGTGCTTTGAATAATATGAGTGAAGAAGATAAGAAAAAAAATATATATGGTTCATCAAAAGAGGCAGAAGATAAAATAGTTGGTATGACAAATGCAATAGGTAATGCCGCAAATAAAGCATTGGACATTGCTAAAGAAGGATGGGATAAAGTAACTGGTAAAAATAGTCCAACAACACAACCTACTACACAAAATGTTAATGTAACATTTTACCATAAATCTGAAGGTACTATTACCGATTCTGTATTTGATGGGGTTCGTAAAAATCCAACATCCATGTCTAATTTTGTTTCAATGTCCCCCAAAGATTTTACAACACCAAATCCAGCACATAAAAAATAGAATTAATCTATTTATATTAAAATACAATAATGCCAAGTTTTTTAGATTTTAATTCCACAAAAAGTTTTAGAGATAAGATATTAGGAAGAACTTTACAACAACCTAATGGACCTCAAACTTTTAGTAGTACAGGATATCCTGAACAAAATCTAAGTGATATTCCTAATATATTTTTAGGTAATGTAGATACAAATAGAACGATTGATTTAAAAGGAATACAATCTGTAAATTTATATAAACCAGATACTTTTTTTATTGAAGAGAATATTGATACTTTACCAAGAAGAGCGAACTTAAGTTTATATCCATATTTTGTTGCTGGTGATTATAATTTATTTGGTATTATGAATACTAATAATTATGATACTGAATCTGAATTATTCAAATTTGCTGCATATAATATTAAAAATAACACAAGTGGTCCTGTTTATGCAAGAATAGCTCAGAATGTTGAAAAAACAACATTAGGTAGAGTAAGAATTTTAGATGCTATAAATGGTAATTCAGCTACCGCATTAAATATTATAACAGGTAGAGAACCATTAGTAGAATCTAATTATTCTATTACAATTAACCCAACAAATCCATCAGGAGTACCTACAGATTTTTTATCTGCGGTTGAAGGTGAATCAACACCATATAGTATTATACCTGGTGATTATTTAAGTAATCCACAAAATCCATTAAATTACAATTCACAAAATCCGTTACAATTAGGTACATTATTAAATGATGCCACGGGTGCAATTGCATCTATGGTTGGAATACAAGGAAAACCAAAAATTAGTCCAAGACCTTCTGACATAATGATTCAGTACATGGGTCCAGGTCAAAAAAATAGATTATTTGATTTATTAAGTTATTCAAGATATTCACCAAATTACACATTATTATCTGAGGTTAATAACGTACTACAAAATGGATTACAAATTAAATCCCCAATACAAGTCCCTGGTAACACTTACATAGGTGATGATAGATATTTTGATGTAAAATACTCTATGAGTGATTTTTGGGATAGAACAGTACGAGGAAACTACTATACAAGTTTAATGTTTGATAGTGGTTCTGCAGAATTATTTCATAAAAGTAAAAATTATTCAGAAGGTGGTCCTATAGGTGGTAATTTAACATGGTATAGTAAAGGTTCAAAAAACCCTTTAGGAGCTAACAATAATGAATCAGGTAGTACTCTTAATATTCTCGAAAGTTCTTTATCAACAAAATTTGATTATAGAAGAGATTCTATTTTAGGTAATACACAAGAAATATTAAACTCATTACCTTCTGATGGAGGTATTTCTCGTTCTCATGTTGCGAATGCTATTGACCAAACAAGTAGAATATTCCAAGAAGGTGATGTAAAAATATCAAGAGGTTCCGCGATAAAATATGTGGATAAATACGGTCAAGAATCTGGTGTTGAATATTGTAGAGTATGGACTAAAGATAGACCATACCTTCATTTAGATGATACTATGAAAAGAACTGACATTATCAGAAAATATGATGGTAGTGTTTTAGGTGGTAAAGGAAGACCATGGAATATGAGTATTGCACCAATGTCGAATGGTAAAAAATCATTTGACAATTCAAGTAATATTGTTGATGGATACCCATATGGAGGAGGATTTTATGCAAAAAAATATATGTTTTCAATTGAGAATTTAGCATGGAAAACATCTAATAGAGATGGGTTTAGAGTATCGGATTTACCTTATTGTGAAAGAGGACCTATTGGTGGTAGAGTTATGTGGTTCCCACCATATGATTTAAAAGTTAGTTAACAAAACTCTGCGAGATGGGAAGAAAATGAATTTTTAGGTAGACCAGAACCAATTTATACATATAAAAATGCATCAAGATCAGGACAAATATCATTTAAAGTGGTAGTTGACCATCCGAGTA